TCAGAGCAGGCAGAGCAGGCAGAGCAGGCAGAGCAGGCAGAGCAGGCAGAGCAGGCAGAGCAGGCAGAGCAGGCAGAGCAGGCAGAGCAGGCAGAAACCTCCAGCAAGAAAAAGGCGAAATAACCATGGCTGACCCAATCACAGCGGCAGACGTGCAGGCGTTCCTCGGTGAGTTGGGCTATAGCATCCCGGGAGCGCTGCTGGATCCGATTCTTTGCTCGGTGAAAAAAATCATCCCGTGCCTCGACGGGGCCGGGTATGACGACTGCACCGCTAAGCTGATCCTGATGTACGCCGCCGCGCTGATGGCTACGTCGTCCGGTGCGCGCCGCATCAAATCTCAGGGAGCGCCTTCTGGCGCGTCCCGTTCGTTTGATTATGGCGACGATGGCATCACCTGGCTGCGCGACTCGCTGGCCCGGCTGGATACCAGCGGCTGCACCGGCGAGTTGCCTATCAGCGCCGGTAACAGCGTGGGCCTGTTCATGGTTGTCGGGGGCTGCTGATGTCATGGATATCCGTAAGCGCCCGGCTGCCTCGTCCCTTCACCCGCGTCTGGGTGATGACCGATACCGGGCGGGAGACTACCGGCTACGTGAAATCTGATGGGGAGTGGCACATCAACTGTGAGCGCATCCGGGCGACAGGCGCGAAGGTACTGCGCTGGAAGGAGGGCTGATGTCATCGGTAGCAAACTGGTCCTACACCGCCAAAGCCACTATCTGGCGCAAGGGCGCTGGCGGCAAAGACGAAAACGGTGATCCCATAAACGGCTATGCCGCGCCGGTCATTATCATGGTCGATTATGAGGGCGGACTATCAAAGCGTATCGGCAGCCTGGGCGCTGAAATCGTCGTGAAGAATACCGTCTGGACTGAGTACGCACTGGCCGACGCCGGTGACTACCTGCTGATTGGTGAATCTACCGACGCCGATCCGGTTGCTGCTGGCGCTGATGAGGTGCGGCAGGTTATCCGTTACGCCGACACGTTCGAGCGTGTGGCTGATGATTACGCCATCCTGACGGGAGTGTGACAATGGGCATTAAAGTTAGTGGCATCACTCAGGCGCAGAAAAACCTCAATGCCCTTATCGGTGATATTCAGGGTCGAAAGGTTGTCAGGGCGGTGCAATCAGCGCTGATAATCGGTAGCTCTCAGGCCGCGCTGTATACGCCGATCGACACTTCAACGCTGCTGAACAGCCAGTTTCGCGACATAACCGTGAACGGCAATCGGGTTACCGGGCGTGTGGGATACTCCGCTAATTACGCGATGTATGTTCACGATCCGAATGTTCCGCAGACCTTCCGCCGGGCCACAGCGCAGAAAGAGTTCCTGACCAAAGGCTTTGAGGATACCCGCAGGCAAATCGATGCGGTTATCGCCAAGGAGCTTTCGCTATGACACCCATGATGCACGAAAGGGTGCGCAATCTGTTTGGTGATGCCGGACTAACTACCGGTTTCACTGTGCAGCAGCTGATGTATGACGATCCGGGAGACTTGACGAAGGCGGTTATGGTATTCCGGCCAAACGGTGGTTCGAACATCCGTCATGACCTCGGCGCTGAATATCATGTCCTCGTCGATGTGATCGGCGCGAAAGATAAGCGAGGGGATGCGCTCAGCGCTGTGCAACGGATCGTCGATTACGTCCAGGCAAACCCACTGGCAGACGAGTGTGTCGGTTACATCCAGAACATGGGCGCAATTCCCGCGCCAGTGCTGACGACCGAAGGTCGGTTAGTCTTCCGACTACAGTTCGCATGCACGTTTGGCGACTAGCCATTCCCAACCAAATAACCCGCTTCGGCGGGTTTTCTTTTTTATACGTCAAAGAGGAAGTTTCTATGGCTAATTGCCAGAACTCGAACGAACGCCTGTTCGGTGGGGCGATCGTACTGGAAGTCGCCGATGGCTGCCCGGATGTCAAACCGCTGGAGACTGAATGGAAGTCGCTGGCTGCTGGTACGTCAAAAGGCTTCGACTTCAACCCCAACGCGGTGACATCTGATGCAGATGATGGTGGCGGTTTCGTCGAATCCATCATCACCAACAGCGACTTCACCATTAGCTTTGAAGGAGAGGTGCGCAAAAAGGATAAGCTGGATCAGTATGGCATTGGGCGTTTCATTGTTAATTTCTCCACGGAGCTAAAAGCTCGTCGCCAGCCAGGTATCTGGGTGCGCATGCCTTACGGGCCGGTAACCTTCATTGGTTATATGGTTCCTACCGGCCTTTCATCTGATGGCGGGACAAACGACATCGTCACGTTCTCCACGGAGTTCAAAGTGGGTGACGCGAGCACCATTGAGGTGATCGACAATTCCGCCGCGACAGCGATGGTATTCGTTGCTGATCTGCCATCGTTTGTAACGCATACCGTAGGTGACTCGTTCACGATTGGCGTGGAAGTCTCAGGCGGTACCCCGCCTTACACTTACGACTGGTATAAGAACGGCGCCCACTCCGGTGTGGGAACCAATACCGTCAGCATTCGCTACGACAACGCTACTGCGGCGGATAGTGGAACCAGACAGGTCAAGGTGACCGACTACAACGGCAACACCATCACCTCCACGCCATGCACCGTCACCGTCAGCTAACGGCCATTCCAAAGGGTTGCCGCGGCTGCCCTTGATAATGATCGTTACCCGGGAAGGAACATGACAGCACTAATCGATATCGGCGAGTTCTCTGTGAGTGACGGCCGGGAAGGAGGAAAGGATTACCTGCTGAGGCCATCGCTGATGGCTATGACACGGATCGGCACGCCAGCTGAGATTGTTCAGGCGTATGCAACGGTACACGGTAGCGATGTTGCTGCCGTCATCCAGCTCTGCACTGACACGCTTGGCCGCTTCCCGGATTGGCTATCGCCATTCATGAATCGCATCGCAGAGAGACTGCTGTCGCTGAGCATGCATATCATGCAGGCCTGCTGTGATGACGATCTCACTCCGATGATAGGTGAGTGGAAAGGGTGGAGCCGGTACGTTGTTTACCGGCCCGGGCAGATGCCGAGAAACGACATCATCGTACTGGCTCAGCATCTGATGCAGCATGGCATCGTCGGCAAGGCCAGTGTGCGCCGTCTTCAACGGCATGAGTCTGGCGAAACGACGAATGAGTTTAAGGCGTTCGACTACATCAGCGCAGCGCGCAGCCATTTCGGCATTAGCCGGGATGAGGCGGCAGCGCTTACCATGACCGAGTTCCAGTTGATGCTGGCGCAGAAATATCCTGATCAGAAGGGCTTTACGCGGGACGAGTACGACGCGGTTGCTGATGACTTCCTGGCGAAGCAGGCGGCGAGAAGGGCAGCAGCGAAATAGCCCACTCAGGTGGGCTTACATTTTTTGGCAGCCAGGACTGGTTACACAGGATTGTCGAATGGTAGTTACCTCGTCTGCTGCTTTGTGCGTTTGATATCTATCAATAAGCCCAGCAATGATTATCAGTGCCAGGACAGCCAGCCATATTTTGTTCACTATTTATCTCGTTAGCAGCTCGCTCAGGCGGGCCATTTCTTAGTTGCAGCCAAATTGATTGCAGTTATAAGAATAGCTTTGCCCTTGAGAGTTTCGACCTGAAATCATGCGATTACCTCCACCAATATTGGTTTGTGTTTCATTCCATGCTTGACCGTTAGCTGCTCGCCCGTTGGTGTAGGTAGAGTTGCCAATGGTATTGGACGTTTCTGACCAGGTAGAGCCAGTGCTGGCATTTCGGCCATTTACCGTAGTCATGCCGCCCATGCGGTTAACTTGATACGTATTACCATTATTGTCATAGCATGTGGCCATAGTATTTGTGCCGATGCACTGAGCTGAGGCGTTAAGTGATACGAGAGAAATCACCAGAGCGATAACTTTTTTCATTTTTCAACCTTACCAAATATTAATGTAATGCGATGGTGCAGTGCCGCTCTGAGGCGGTTGGGAAATCACTATGAAAATTCGTACCGCAGTATTTCACCCAAATGGTTTTTTTATACACGCTAAGCCTGGCCCTGACTTCTGGGTTTTCCTCAGCAAACCGCTTGGGTGGGGGCGGTTTACTATGGTTAGCGGGTCTAACGACACTAACCACCCGACAGGAATTTTTGAATTATCGGAAGTGCGGCAGGAGCCGCCCCAAGCGCCTTCGATACTAGTTCATTCATCAAATGTTTTATGGTGTCTGCCGGAAGCTCTCGAAGTGCTGCTTTCAACCCCTGCTTCTGGTCTTCAGGAATATTTGCAACAGCGATAATATCTTCCAGTGCCATGATACTTTCATGATGTAAGCGAACGGTCTGAACGTTCAGGATGGCAGAGAGGCCGCCATCATTCAGCATGAAGTCTATACCTGAAGCCGTTACCCTAAGATGATCAAGGATATCATATCGCTCATCCGTGCGTCTGGGGAATATGGTAATGAGCTCGTGTTCGGCCAAGTATGAGATGTTGGCGAGTATTTTGTCTTCATCATATGGCATAACCGGAGACGAGAATTCCTCTGTTGCCGAGCAGCGCGGATAGCATGCGATGCAGACGGCTAGGATGTGTTTTTGTAGTTCGCGGTCAAACTTATCCATCGCTGTTCCCTAGCCTGAGATCCAAAGCTTAAGCTAACCTGGTACTGAATTTAAGAAAATCCTGATAAATAATCAGGTGATTTTGCCGTGGTATAGCCACTTGTTATCCCTAATGTCTTTTCACTGCCTGAGATCAATAAATCAGCAGTTGCCGTTGCGCCTGTGCTATTCCTGGGTAGGATGTTCACACTTTTTACCAATATGGAATAGGGATATGAAGAAAATCTTAATAGCTGCCTTACTTGGTAGCTTAAGCGCTACAGCAAATGCTGATATTGAGAGTATTGGGTCTTGGGCTGCAAAGTCTGACACCAATAAAATGACCGATGAAACTGATTATGTAGCTATGAATACATCCTCAGACAAATATAACAAAAGCGGTTCAAGCCGTGAAACTACGTTAGTTCTGAGGTGTAGCAATAACAAAACAGAGGCGTACCTCTCTTTTAATGATTACATGGGGTCACGTGATCCGGTCATTACAATGCGCTTAGATGGCGGCAAGCCAATGAAGAAAACGTGGGGCGGTGCTGAGGGAGGAGACGCAGCTTTTTCCCCTCAAGCCGTACAATTTATCAAAGAACTATCCAAACACAAGAAAGCTGTATTTGGTTTTGAACCTTATGGCTCAACGATGCAGATCGTTGAATTCGACCTTACAGGTATTGATAAAGTCACAGAAAAATTAGCCAGTTCGTGTAAATGGAAGTGATTTATCACTTAAATATGACAACCCGCTTCGGCGGGTTTTTTATTGCCCGGAGAAAATATGGCAGGTGAGGAGAACGCAGGCAGTATTGTTTACACAGTAAGCGCTGATATTGAGCCATTACTGCAGGGTGGTAAGCAAGCCAGTGCCTCTTTATCTGGCATGGGGCGCGCCGCCGATAAAGCTAGCTCTGGAATTAAGCGCATTGATTCATCAACCAAAGCCACTGCAAAGTCATTCATTCGCGCTGCTGATGACAGTTCAACAGCTGCAAAAATGATGGAGGCGTTGGGTAACGAGATAGCAGTTCTGGAAGAGAGGGAAAAAAAAGGCGCGCGTGCCGCTGTTATTCTTGCCGCTGAACTACGCGCTGGATCAAATGCTACTTCAGCACAGAGGAAAGAGATTGCGGCGCTCACTGGTCAGCTTTATGACATGAAGCAGGCGCAAGATAAAGCTACGTCCTCCGCCAGCGGATTAAAGACTGGGTTATCAGCCATAGCTTCCGCGATCGCTGTATCTCAGTTAATTGAATATGGCAAACGCTTCCTTGAAGCGGCGGATGCCATGTCGCAAATGCAGGCCAGAGTAGAGCGGCTGACAGGTAGTGCAGAGGCTGCATCGCAGACAATGCAAAACCTGATGCGGATTAGCTCAACTACCGGTGGTTCATTACAGGATACGGCGAAGTTATGGGAAACGCTGAGTACGGCGTTACGAAACACCGGAGCGACTAACGGCCAGATAATTCAGCTCACCGAAACATTGCAGAAGATCGGACGTATTGGCGGAAATTCTTCTGAAGAAATGGCAAATGCCCTTCGCCAATTCGGGCAATCCATATCCTCAGGTGTTGTGCGTGCTGAAGAGTTTAACTCAATTCTTGAGCAGATGCCGGAACTGGCAAGGCAAATGGCTTCTGGGATTGGGATTAGTGTAAATGAACTAAAACAGTTAATGCTTGATGGGAAATTGACTGCTCAGGATGCCCTTAACGCCATCCAGAGGCGCACCTCATTAGTAAACTCAGAGTTTGAAAAACTTCCTCGCACAATATCCCAGGCAAATACTGCTTTAACCAACTCCTTCCTGGTCATGGTTGATAATATCAATAAGGCCACAGGAGCTAGTAATGGCATGGTTTTGGTCATTGATTCTTTGGCGGTTTCGATTGGAAGATTGACCGGGCAGGCTGCCACTGCAAGTCAGCAGATTGCCGATCTACGCTCTGAGGCGGAAATGTATGCCCGCCGGGCAAGAACATGGAGCTGGCTTGGTTTCGGCGATTGGCAGAAAGAAAACGAAGAAAAATCGGCAAAACTTACAGCAGAAGCTTGGGAGAAGTCATCGCGAGCAGGCTGGGAAGCGGCAAATAAAGTCGCAAAAGATAGCAAGCCTATCGAGATAAAAGCCGTTGCCAGTGCCAAGGCCAGCAAACCGAAGAAAACTCAGGAAGAAAAAGAGGCTGAACAGTACGCCAAATCTCAGGAATCAGTTAACGAAAAACTGGACGAGTTGAGGCAGAAAGCCGAGCTATCAGCGAATAGTGTTGGCGAACTGTCCCGCGCTCAGGCTGTGCTGAGTGCTCAACAGTCCCTGGGTAATTCCGCAACGGAAGCCCAGATTATGCTGGCTGGTCAGTTGGCAGGAAAGGCCTGGGATAACGCTAATGCATTGCGTGAACAGGCGAAGGCTGAGAAGCAGCGAACTGATGCGGCCAATAAGTTCAAGGCCATCCAAGGCAGGGCAAGTAAGACTGCGGGACTTGATAGCCAGTATCAACAGGATATGGCTGATCTGAATCTGTATGCGCAACTCTATCCGCAAAAAGTAGCAGAAGCAGAAGCAGCTCGCGCTGCTATCGAGCAGCAGTACCGCGATCAGCGCAACGCGGCGATGTGGGAGGAGTGGTCGCAACAGAATGCTGCCACTCAGGCTGCGTCGGCCGCCTTTGAGTCTTTCGGTAACAACGCATCCAACGCACTGACCGGAATCATCACTGGCAGTATGAGCGCACAGGATGCGCTTCGCTCGATCGGAAGCACCGTCCTGAACAGCGTCATCAATACCTTCGTCCAGATGGGAATGGAGTGGGCAAAGGCAGCCATAACGGGGGCCACAACCCAGCAGACAGCCATTGCAACGACAACTGCAGCTCAGGTTGCCGGGATTGGCGTACAGACTGCGGCCAGCACCACGGCAGCAGCGGCAACCACGGCGGCATGGACTCCAGCTGCGATCATGTCATCCATTGCATCTTTCGGTGGGGCGGTGGCTATAGGTCTTGGCGCGGTGGCGGCGGTTGCTGCATTGTCTGGCAAGCGCAAGAACGGCGGCCCGGTCAGCGCTGGCGGGATGTACCAGGTCGGCGAGGGCGGTATGCCTGAGATTTACCGGGCCAGCACCGGTAAGCAGTACATGATCCCCGGCGATAACGGCAGGGTGATCAGCAACAAGGATATGCAGGGCGGAGGTGGTATTCAGGTTATTTTTAACGTTCAGAACACCACCCCTGCCACTTTTGATGCCCAGGTCACGAATAACGGCAGTAACTCTGTGACTATCGACGCTATAATTGCGGACCTGAATAATGGTGGTCCAATATCAGACTCCATTACCAGTAACACGACTGCCAGACGAACACCGCGAGGACAGCGCTAAGGAGCACTATGGAAATTAAGCCAGGCGAGAACGGGAAATTCCCTATCAAATTGGGCCAACCCGTAAAATACAGAGCTAACCGCGCAGTAGAGTTTGAATTTTTCTTCGTTAATGGTTCAACTATTAAAGGCATCATTCCCGCCGGAGAAACCCTTGAGTTTGTCAATCATGGCGATATTTCCGATGTGAACATCAATATATATGAGGTTCCTGGCGGACCTAGATTAGTTGAATAAGCAAACCCGCTTCGGCGGGTTTTTTATTGTCTGGAGTTCAGATGCCAATAATTGACTACCCCGGCTGGCTGCCGCTGGCGCAGAAGGCCAGCAAGAACATGACGCTGGATACCGGTTTTCTTACTGACCAGCCAGCGGTCGGCCCGGCAATTTTCCAGAACCAGACCGACGATCTGAAAGTGACCTGGTCACTTACCTGGATATTCACTCTGGACCAGGAGAAGGCCTTCCAGCAGTGGCTGCGCAGCCCGAACTACCTCAACCGTGGCCTGAACTGGTTCCGCATGCCGGTTAATATCGGCGGCAGCGGCTTGCAGGTGCAGGAGCTGCACTTCACACAGATGCCGGTGCAGACCAGCATCGACGGCGGGGTGGTAACCTGGACGGGCACAGTGATCGCGAATCGCCTGTATAACGCTGACGACGAGTTCGACGACATCATTGTTGAGCTGCCACCGCCGTGGAATACCTGGCTGGATATCGTCGTTACCGGATACTCGGACGGGCGCGATCCTGAAAGTCTGCCGAGGGTTCCCTGATGCCGAGTTTTCGCGAATATAAGCAACAGCGCCCGACGCGCGGCCTGTACGACACCATCACGTTTTACCATCCCTCGTTTGGCTATGTGCGCCTGGTCGACAAGCAGTTCTTTGCAAAGATACTTGGCGGCCAGACGTACACGCCAGCGCGCTTCGAAATTGAAGAGAGCCAGCAGAGCGGTACGCCGGTTATCGACGCGACGGTGAAGTTGGGCAGGTTATCGACGGACGTGAAATCTCTGATGAAGCAGTGGAAGGGTGCTTCCCGGCTGACGGCCATCACCGCCACACGGCAGATATTCGACAGCGCCGATGTATCGGCCCCGATTAAATCGTGGCAGCTGTACGTGAAAACCGTCGATATCGACACGGACAGCGTCTCGGTGACGTTATCCATGACTAACCCGCTGAACAACAATATCGGAAGGCTTTATGACCCTGTTGAGTACACCGGACTGCAGTACCTCTGACTTCATCAAAAAGATGATAGGTGTGCCATGGTCGAACCGGTCCTGTTCGTTCGAGAAGGTTGACTGCTGGGGCCTGGTGGTTTTGTACTTCCGCCACGTCCTCGGTACTGAACTACACCAGACGCCGGACTACGAAGCCGGGGCCGATTTCTTCACCTGCTATCAGGGCGATGTGACGTTCTGGAGGCCGGCTGATAAACCAGTTGAAGGCGGGATTTTCGTCGGCTATCAAGGGGCGCAGCCTGCGCATGTCGGCCTGGTGCTGAACCGGCAGGCGCTACACGCACGCGGCGAGGGCGGCAGCGTGCGTATGGACTCGTTGCTGGTTATCCAGCGTGCATTCACCAGAGTGGAGTATTTCGAATATGGCTCTGATTGAGCTGCAGCGCTTCCCAGGAACGCCAAAAGAACGATACAGGGTGCCAAGCGGCACCTTTTTTTATGCCTGGCTGACGGAGAACGACAGCAACCTGCACCGGGATCTGCTCATCGTACGTAACGGAGTCACGCTGGGTGATGACGACGAATTAGACTTTGAACTGAGCGAACTGGATGTTATCCAGCTGTTCGACCAGCCAAAGGGAATCATCGGCGATATCCTGAGTCCGATTTTCAAAGTGGTCGGGCAGGTGTTCTCCTTCCTTGCGCCGAAGCCGGCCATCGCGAACACCGGCGGTAACACTGTCGACTCACCGAACAACAGCCTGACCGGTCAGACAAACACCGCGCGCGTTTATAAGGCCAAGCCTGACATTTACGGCCAGGTGCGCTCGTTCCCTGACCTGATTCAGGAATCTGTATTCGAATACGTGCGCCAGAACGATAAAGACGGCGGCCTGAAGTACGTCACGGAGTGGATGTGCATCGGGATCGGCAAATACGATTACGAGTCCGTTCGTTACTCAGAATCGAGCCTCGGCTCTCTTGCCGGTGCTGAATTCCAGTTCTTCCAGCCCGGAGAAGTTATCCCTCAGATCGTCGAAGGTTACGGTTTCGACGATGTTGATGGCCAGGAGGTTCCGGGCCAGAACGATGCTGACGACTTCCCGGTTGAAACGGCAACAGCAAACACGGTTGTAAGTGGCACATATTCCGGTGGCCAGATAGCCATGCAGATCGTCAAGCAAGCTGAGTTCGACTACTTCATGGGTCTGGTACTGCCGCATGCAGTGACGTTCACCATCAACGTCACGTACGCTACGGCATCCGGCAGCGTCACAAAGGATGCGCTGTTTTCCGGCACGCTGATTTCTGCGGTGGAGACCAACGACGGCGCGGTAATTGACCCGGTCACCTGGTACACGTTCACCATGACCGATCTGCAGGGGCCACTGGATATTCCTGCGACGGCCACTATTAACCCTGTCACTTTCATCCTGAACGACAATGAGGCGCTGACAGTCGGCCCGTTCTTCTCTCCGGTGGAGTCCACCGAGTTGTGGCTGCACACCCAGTCCATCCTTGGCGGGAAGAAGCAAACTAACTGGAAGGTGGTTATCTGGAAAATCGACGACGATTACAACCAGATCCCCGGCACCACGGAGACGTTAATCTATTACCAGGGAACGCCGCACGACCATACTAGCGAGGTGTTTTACCGCACGGACAAACTGATACCCGCCGCTGGTTTCGGTAAGTATGCGATCAGCTTCCAGCGTACCGACAACGCCAGTGACGCATCAGTGCTGAAGGTCGAGGAAATTCATGCCATCAACATCAGAACGAACGTGGCTCACCCGACCGACACCCTTGTGCGCGTGAAAGTGAGGGCGACAGAGAACGCCCTGGGCAGCCGGGAGAGGAAATACAACGCGCTGGTAACCCGGCATACCATCACTTATGACCTGGCGACGCAGACGGTGGATTACACCCTGCGTCCGTCGCGCTCGTTCGCGGATGCTGTGGCGCACACCTGGCTGGTTATGGGGGCTCAGCCGGAAAGCAGCATAGACCTGTATGGCCTCTATGTGATCGCCGAAAGCCTGCCTGATGACCGGCTCGGGCAGTTCGATTACACCTTTGATGACGAGAACGATTCGCTGGGTGACCGGGTGCGCGCCATCTGTAATGCCGCGTCGGTCATGGCGTACTGGGATGATGGCGTGCTGACGTTTACCCGCGATCAGAAAGTAGATTACCCGGCAGCGGTATTCAACCGGGCCAATATGAAGACTGACGAGTACAAAATCACGTACGAAGCCACGTTACCCGGCGGATATGACGGTGTGCAGGTGTCGTATGTTCATCCGACCACGAACAACAAGACCTACATCAATTACCGGGTACTGAACGGGGCCATAGTCGAGCAGGAGGCGGAGAACCCCAACAAACTGGAGATCGTCGGCTTCCGTAACGAGTACCAGGCGCGTGAACGCGCGCTGCGCGAAACGCGGCGGCTGATGTATTCCCGCGTCAGGATGAACGCCCGGGTATTTGAAGACGGGATCATCCAGGTCGGCAGCGTTATCCAGATGCCGGACATCTACGACAGCAATCAGCAGCAGGGATACATCATCGGGCGCTCAGGCAATAACTTTGATACCAGTGAGCCGATTAACTTCTCGGGCCAGATGTATGTGCTGGTCACTGACAGTCTGGGTAACCCGACGTTGCGCTACCCGGCAACGCCCCGTGGCGACACACCTTACGGCTTCACTGCGACGCTTCCGGCGATCGAGCTGAACATCTGGAACGGCGACACCGTGCAGCTCCCGTCGCGATACCTGATCGCCACGGTGGAAGAACTGGACAGCCAGCTGTGGACCGTAAACAGCATCAAACCCAACAGCGATAACACGGTTTCCCTGACCGTCTCTGAGTACAGCGACAGCGTCTATCAGTAATTCCGAATAACCATCTCAACCCGGCCAGCGCGCCGGGTTTTTTTATGGAAAACATATGGCCACTCAACCTACAAATTTGCCTGTTCCGAGTGAAACGCCGCGTGATCTGAAATTTAACGCCGGTAAAATCGACGAATTTGTTACCAGTTACAGCCACACTTATACCGATCGTTTTGGTCAAAAACATCGTACAATCGCCGGCCTGAATTACGACGCTAACCAGGCGATGCTTAACTATGGCTATATCACGGCGAAATCTTTTGAACAGGGTTATACCCTCCTCACTCCTAACACTGTTTTGCAGCTCGAAAGCAATGGCGAATACTACCGCTGGGACGGAGACTGGTCACAGCCCAAAGTTGTTCCGCCTGGCTCCACCCCGGAAAGTGCGGGCGGCGTCGGGCAGGGTAAGTGGGTCGGTGTTGGGGATGCATCACTTCGGGCGGATCTGAAAAATCCTACTCTGGGTGACGCCATGATGGCGGTGCAACAGTCTTTGGCCGGTGCTGCGCCGCGAACTCAGCATGATAAAAACCAGGAGACAGTCAGCGTATTGGATTTTGTAGCCAAGGATGATGTCGCTGCGACCATTTCCGGAACCATGGATGCAACCGCAGCATTTACTGCCGCAGCCACTGTCTCTCCTGGTGGGGTTTACGTTCCGGCAGGCACCTATTTAATTCCAGCAGATATTCCCGGCAAATTCTGGGGGCCTGGAAAGCGCATACAGACAGTTGCTGAAGGTACAATTCCATTCACTAACATGGCGCAAACCCACGGGAATCTTATCCTTGGCTATGACGCCGGAAAGAATTTTGTTGGCGATGATATCAGTTCCCGGGTTGTTTTACTGGGTCCTGGTGCTGGGCGAAATATCACTACCGCAACCAATATCACGGCCGCCGGGCACGGGGCTATTTCTGGCGATACGCTGGTTGACGCCCTGACGGACACCTCTCCGTGCACTGGCACCGAACTCATCGCAATTGGTGTTAACGCCCTCAAGAAAGCGATAACCCTCAACAACTCCATCGGCATTGGCCGTGATGCGCTTAATGAGAACAAGTTCGGCTCATTCAACATTGGTATTGGGCCGTCTTCCTTCCAGCAACTTCACACCGGTAGCAATAACGTTGGTGTTGGCCGGTCTACCGGCATGCGTGCAGGTATTGTTACTGATTCGTCTGGCAAGCGACTTTCATTCAGTATCGTTAATGGCTGTACTTTCATAGGTAACGCAGCAGGCCGCGAAATTACCAGCGGCGATAATAATACCTATATTGGTAATAGTGCTGGACGCGGTGTGACTTCAACTACTAATACTTTTACTGGTACTGCTACTGGTTCAAATAACGTAGCTTTAGGCGCTGACGCCCTTAATGCTGTCGGCACTGCCAGTAACAACGTCATGCTCGGGAGGGGGGCGGGGAGAACGCTGTCTTCAGGTAACGGTAATATTTTTATCGGAGACCTGGCAGGGGCAGGTATTACCTCTGGCGATAATCAGTTTATCGTCGCAAACCAGGGGAGCCTTCCATACCTTCAGGGAAATATGGCTGGGCCAAGAAACGCGTCAAGTTTCCTTCGTGTAGACGGCGTTTTAACTGCAGCAACAGATAACCTCAATGCGCTTGGCTCAGGCGCTTATCGCTGGACTCAGGTTTTTGCTGCTGCAGGTGCAATTAACACATCTGATGGCACGGTGAAAACCGACGTGAGTGCGCCGTCAGACACCGAGCTTCGGGTTGCGAAAAAGCTCAAAAGCCTCATTGTTCGTTATAAGTTTATCGATGCCGTTGAAGAGAAAGGCAAGGAGGCGCGCTGGCATTTTGGTGTGATAGCGCAGGAGGTTGAGAAGGCTTTTGCCGAGGAGGGGCTTAACGCCTCTGATTACGGGCTCTTCTGTTATGACGAATGGGAGGATCAGTATGAAACCATACCTGCTGAGACGGTCTATCACCCGGCAGTGACGAGTTCGTTAGTATCACCGGACGGGGAGAAACTAATTATCGAGGAAGAGCGATGGGAGGTTATTAATCCAGCGAAACAGGTGCTCGTTAAAGAGGCTGGCGGTCGCTACGGCATCCGCTATGAAGAGCTTTTGTGTTTCATTATGGCTGCTATGTAATTAAGCATTCAGGTCTCACGCACTTGATCTGCACTCTCTTTAAAACTACTGTATATAAAAACAGTAAAAGGAGTGCAGATCATGCCCCGCAAATCAGACATTCACAGCGCATTTGTCGCTGCAATACAGCTAAACCCTAAGGGTTATCAGTGTTTACGCACGGATGATTTTATTCGAGAACTTGCCAAGGTGCACTGGCATTTCAGCCAGGAAGACGCCAATGACTGGATAGAGCGCTACCAGGAGTTCTTCGTTGACAAGACGCCGGACGACAGGCCGAACAGGTTGTGGATGATGCGCAACATGGGGAGGGTCGTGTAATGGGGTTCCCTTCACCGGCGACAGATTACGTTGAGCGTAGGCTCTGTCCAGAAACCATCTGTGGCATAGGCATCGACAGCCGCATTCTCGAAACATCGACAGGGTTCGCTGTTATAGAGCCGGTCACCCGACTTGTGCAGGGACAGGTTCTGCTGATCCTTAGTGGCGGTCAGACTCAATTTGCACGATTTCTGGGAAAAGCATTAATCACAGAGGACGGCGAGGCGATAGAAGGCGACGCAGCTGAAGAGGTCGAAGTTATGGGGCGGGTGACTTACTTTATCAACAGCACAGACGGTGATGACATCCCGGTGTAAGATGCCGTTCATATCAGTCTGTTAAAAGGACAACTGATAAATCTTCATACGAAGTATCGACTCTTTTTGTGATTTAACATGACTTTAACTGAATAGCTCGATATACATGTCTTCAAAGCTGAAACTGAATGATGATATTGTGAATAAGATATTTTCGACAATGTTATAAGCGAATTTAAGGGACTTAACCTAAATTGAATTGTGCCAATGTGTATGTACGCACTAACATATAAACGATAATTAATAGCGCAGCAATTCTCTGGGGGTTGTTACAGAAATGGAAGAACTTAAATCAACTTCAGTTTCGGACCGGGATCATCATCCTCTTTATGCTTCAGCCTCTTCAGGTGATATGGAAGCTCAAACTGAACTCGGTTATATGTATCGTGATGGTGACGGGGTTGAGAGAGACGGCGACAAAGCTGTCGAGTGGCTGACAAAGGCCGCTAACCAGGGACACACTAAGGCTAAATTTGCTCTGGGCCTTATGTACAAGGATGGCGATGGTGTCCCTTTAAATTATTCAAAGGCCATTGAGTGGTTTACGTCAGCTTCTGACGACGGTGACATAAATTCTTTGGTATGGATTGGAGTTCTACATCAAAGGGGCCATGGGTTTACACAAGACTACTCTAAGGCAGCTGAGTGTTACTCCGTGGCCGCATCGAAGGGAGACAGTTACGGGCAATATAATCTCGGAACTCTTTATCGGGATGGGATGGGTGTGCCTCGTAATAGTGATAAAGCCTTAGAACTTTTAACTCTGTCTGCTGATCAGGGAAATGAACTTGCTTTAAGAGAGCTGGGTGAGTTGTACATTACAGAGGGTGACTATGAAAAGGGTAAAGAATATCTTCGCCGGGCAGGTGAGAACGGCAACCAAAGGGCTCTCGAAACGCTAAAGAAAATTGAAGCGGTTCAAGAAAAACACAGAATCGAAGACAGCATCAAGAAATTCACCTGTACCGTATGTAAAAAACAAAACCCGTGGGGACAAAAATATTGCTCTCACTGTTCTTCGATAGTTAAGTACGCGCCTGCATGGAAATATGTATGGCTCGGTGTCTTAACGGGTGTTGTTACGGCTGGATATGGTTTAACTCAAGGTGCAAGTCTGACTGAGGCGGCTTTCGCTTTTGTTTTCCCATGGCTGGCAGTAATGCTGCTGGCTAAATTGTTCGGTGGAACAAGAGCTGTTTCCATACCATGATGAACCCATTAGCTATTGTAGCGCAGTCCACTGTTCTTAAAATGAATAGGGCTACAGAATGGCAAATGCCATGGTAGAGGTTTGTTAATCTAAAACAATAATTAAAACTTACTGATGGAATATTTGTGCCACGTTTTTCGTCGACACCGTTCCTGCGGAAAATGGTTCCAGCCGTGGAGATCCCCTCCACGGCTACTTTTCATAAAATATCATGACGCCTGAATATAGAAAATTTTTTAATAGTAGCTCGTCTCCATTACCAAAGTGGAGCGAGACAAACTTTTTCTAACTAATGTTACTGTTTTTACGAGCATCCGCTTCGTCTGGCACAAAGCCACCCTAAACCGGTGCGCAACTTTCAAAGCAACCGAACGGATGGGGGAGAGGGATTTTGCCCCGCAGGTAGTGGCCTGTAAGGCAGCGGGGCTGAAAGCAACATCGCAAAACCGGGATTCTCTGGGGGCATGCCGGGGGCAAAAGATGTGTTAGGGACACAAACAGGGACAGGCAAATGTCAGTTAATGCGAGATAATGTCAATACTATGTGTTAGGCAACTGGTTGAAAAGATTAATAAACATTGATTTTCAACGACTTTTCACGAATTAACTGTAATGTGCGAGCTATTATAAAAACAAAACGAGAGAAAAAGCTATTTGCGCAAGGGATTATTCCGTTGCGCAAACGAATTACTTCAAAGTACGGATCCCGGCAATCAGGCGCTCGACACCCTGCTCAAGCTTACTGCGTGGGCAGCCAGCGTTAAGACGGACAAAACCTTTGCCTCCATCCCCGTAGGTATAACCCGGCATGATTGCCACTTTTTGCTGCTCAATCAGCACCTTCTGCAGTGCCTTGTCATCGATCCCGAGCGGACGAAGATCGATCCATGCCAGATAAGTCGCCTGCGGCGGCTGCCAGTTTAACGTCGGGAAAGCGGCATTCAGCGTGTCGGCGACGTACTGCAAATTCGCCTCCAGATAAGCGCGCAGCGCATCCAGCCATGCTTCGCCCTGCTGATACGCCGCAATATGCGCCACCAGCGCCAGCACCGACGGCGAGGACAGCCCATCACGGCCTTTCAGCGTCTGCAGATAGGCCATGCGACTGGCCTCATCGCCAATCAGGCCGTATGCGCCGGTAAGGGCGGGAATGTTGAAGCTCTTGGAGCCAGAGGTTAGCAGCGCCCATTTACCCTGAGCGACTTCGCACCAGGGGGTATGCCGATGCTCGCCCCACACCATATCCATGTGGATTTCATCACTGATCACCGCCACGCCATGTCGCGCGCAGAGGTCAGCCATAGTGGTTAACTCGTCGCGTGTCCAGACCTTGCCGGTCGGATTATGCGGGCTACAGAGCAACAGGATTTTGTTTTGCGGCTGGGCCAGCACCGCTTCCAGTTCGGCCATATCGCACTGCCAGCCCGCCACCGAGTGTTGCAGGCCGACAGAGACAACCTGTCGGTTATTACCCGCAATGGCGTTATAAAACGCGTCGTAAGCGGGGGTATGGATCACCACGCCGTCACCGGCGTCCGACCACTGGCGAATCAACTCTGACACCATATAGATCACCGAGGGGCCATAGACGATGGCACGGGTGTCGATGGTGCTGTGAAAACGCTGGTGGAACCAGTGGGCCACGGCGGCCAGGAATTCGTCGTTTTTCCAGCGGCTGTAACCAAACACCCCGTGGCCGATGCGCGTTTGCAGGGCGTCGATAATGCAAGGGGCAGTGGCAAAATCCATATCCGAGATGGTAAAAGGCAGCAGATCGGCGGCACCAAAACGGTCGGCAATATAGTCCCACTGGGTGCACCATGTACCGTGACGATCCACGACGGTAGTAAAATCAAACAT